GCCTGCGGGTTTAATTCCGTAGCCCCAGACAGCTAAACCGGCAAAACTGCCGTCAATAAACAAAGCCATATTGTACTTCGCAGTGTTCGGTAAAGACTTGGCGTGCGGATGCTCGCTGCACTTTTCCCGTGCAAAATCCCTGCTAACCGGTTTCACAATAAAACTATCCCAATCACCCATAAATCTTTCACAGCTCCTTTGTTAATGTATTAATGTATCTTCAGCCCACATCCTTAAGGCCTCATTTTTATCATCACTGTACACGTTTTTTAACTCCTCCAGAAACTTTTCCATCCAATCATCATCCTGGACAAAAGTAACCTGCTTACTGCCGTCCACCTCACTGGTATCACCCTCACTTTCCATCTGGTCAGCCCAATCATCCTCATCCGGTACCTCAAAATTATCCTCCAAACTTTGGAGTTCTTCCTCGTCAAAACCTGTGGCCTCAACACCTATATCCAGGTCCTGAATCTCTTTTAGCTCCGTCAATAGAGTATCGTTTTCAAAACCTGTACTGTCCACCTTGTTATCCGCAATACGTAGCGCTTTGATCTCTGCCTTACTAAGATCCTCACGCCTTATAACCGGTACCTTATCCAAGCCCAGTTTTTTCGAGGCCTGGATACGTCCGTGGCCAATAATAATTTCATTATCACTGTCTATAACCACGGGCTGCGTAAAACCATAATTTTTAATGCTGGAAGCAATTTTATCCACCTGCTCCTCAGGGTGCTTCTTAGGGTTATTAACATACGGTATAAGACTTTCCGGCGACATCAACTCTATATCAAAATCAGTCTGCGTCATACCCATAGTTTTCCTTATAACAATTAAAAAAATAATTTTTATTTTTTACAATCAGTGAAAAACCGTTTTTTCCACGCCGTCCTTGAAACACCAGTTAAACCAGACTGTGCTTTCACAATCCCAGCCATAAAACTCCGGCTTAGAAGGATCCACAAACCTTGTATTTTTCTGGCCCTCACTGGTCAAATGCACCGCATCAACACCCAACTCCATTAACTTCTCCCAGTCAGGCGTAGGCCGGATAAAACAAGGGTTCGGCCCTGTCAAACCTACCAACTTCAAAGCATCCACCATATCATCCACGACTACAATTGTATTACCATTGGTAGGCTCTAACTTCCAGCACTTGAAAGGCGGCCTACGAAAACTCTCGCTGCGACACCACTCCAACCAAGCACTACCAATATCCTCTTTGAAATTGCTTGTCCAGATACCGCCCCGCGGCTTATTATGCAAATCATTAAACGGCTTCTTCAACTTGCCACGGGTTGGCTTACTGCCTTGAAAAAGCTGCGTACCCAGAGTTTCCACCGTATTCAATTCATCCAAACTATCCGTGGGAATTATTTCAGCAGCACTCCCCGCGGCATAATCCAAATTCTCATTACGTACCGTGTAAGTAATCTCCTCAACATCTTTCACCGCAGTATCACCTCGTTACCACAATCACTGTTAGCGCAGTAAACCTCGCAGTCAAACTCTTTAGGCCACTGACGTAAAACCATTTTGGTGCTGCAAACCCAGCAACGAAAACCGTGCAAAAGCACCTCATTATCCTCCAAACCCAAACCTTCGTCAGGCCCGTAAGTATAACCCGGTTCAGCCATAACTAATTAGTCCTCCACCTCGCCCAGTATCCGTTTCTTTTCACCGCCTTCCTCAACAACCACGTTAGCCGTATTACAACTAGTGCAGCTAATCATCTTACCCTTACTCCAATCACTGCCGGCATCCGCATTATCCGTAGCTTCAAAATCATCAGCCCTTAAAGCACTTCCCGCATCAATATTCCGGTCACTTACCTTTTCAGCGAGCACAGCATCACAGTTCCTGCAACGTATTTTCATCCATTTCTCACCTCCTTAGCACTGTTACTGCAACTTGTACATACCAGGTTTTCACCTACACGTACCTCTTTACTGCCGCAACTGTCACAAACATTTCTTTTTTTACTGGTCATACGGGGCCGCGCACCTCCCTAAAATCATTTTTAGCCAGGTAATACTTTACATCCCAGCCACGGTGCAAACGATCACGTACGCCCTGGCTGCGGAAATCACCGGGTTTAGAGGTATAAAACATTGTCCAGCCATCCCGGCGGTCGTACTCAATAACCACAGCATCCACACAGGGCTCGCCGTGCATCAACTCCTCTAAAAGGCTTTCATTAATTCCGAAACCGTTATGCTCTTGGCAGAAGGATTTGTGGTTGCGTTTGGTCTTGTAAAAATTGTAACCAGTCAGTTCAGGGTGGATAAGTTTCTCACCTACAAAGTTGCCGTCAATCGTAACAGCCCTTTTATAACCCATACTTTACCCCTCACCATCGGCGCCAAACACTTTGTCAGCTTTTTTGCTACCGAAATAATCCCTTACCTGACTCCTTTTCAACTGCCGTTTCTTAATAACCCTCCTTTTGGTAGGCAGGTATTCGCCCTTATCGTTCTGTATATGCGCACGGTTCCTACGTATAGTCTCTGCGTTACTTGACTCTTTGTACTCGCAGAAACGGTTAAGGTCCTTACACTCTATATGGTGCTTGATGTACCAGATAAGGAAATCATCGTCGTTACGCGCACGTATATTATCCTTTAACGCCTTACGCACCTTATCCTCAACCTTTGCAAACTCCTGTTGCGTGCTCATAGAGTTTTTAATTCACCTCTCCGAATGGCCCGCCCTCCGTCAAATCCTCAGGGTCACGGAAATCATACATATTTGGAGCCGTTTTTTCAATAGCACCAACCTCCAAACCCTCCTCAATCAAGTTCACGCATACTTCTTTGCTGTAATCCAAAGACTTGATGATTTTCTGCCTGTTACAAGGCCCTTCACTGTTCAAAAGCCCTAGTATAGTGTTAATACGATCTATTTTAGCGGCAGTCATTAACTCATCTTCACCTATATCTTCCTCCCAGCTTATAGGCCGGTCAGGCCCGGGCATAGCTAAAACCTCTACATCATCGCTGTCCTCGTGATTAACACCCATAATCTCCATAAAACCTTGAACAGCGCATTCCATAGTGCAGAAACACTGGCTCAACTCATTAAGCTCAGAAACATCAGTGCTTAACTCGCCGATTTTTGCAGGCTTACAAATACTGCATTCGTGCTCCGTACCACAGTCACTGCATCTGCACTCACTTTCCTTAATTTCTAACTGTTTGCCGAACCTGTCAGAGTTTTCGGTTTTAACCTTATTGTCTTTACCGTCTTTGTCATCTTTGTTACCTATGAATGGTATTTTCATTCTGTCCGTTCCACCTCAACGTTGTAATTCTACAAACAGGTTTTGAACCTTAAAACCATTCCCGAGCCACTAGCCCCCGCCCTCATTACTTTCGTTTTTAACCACTTTAACCAAGTCACTTTGGTCCTTTTCTCCGTGCTTGTAAACCTCTACCTCATAGAAACCCATTTCGTCCTTCAAATAGTCGTTTTCCTCCGTGGAGTGTATCTGAACAGTTCTGCCCTGATGCGTTTCAGTTATACCTTTCTGCCGGATCACCATATCCCCTCCTCCACTGTATTTGTCAGGTAGCTCCGCCTTTCCATCACTGTTTTCGTGGATTACAAAGTCATAATCCGCGCCCTCAAAAGCTTCATCCCGACTCAATTATTCTTCACCTTCTCTTTGGGACTGTATAGCGATTTTACCATCCTTTTTCACCACGGCATCAGCCTCCTCATTATTTTCCAAAATATAATTCTGCATCCTTTCCACCTGTTTCCTTAACAAAAATCTTGGGAGTAGCTTTGGCGTCAGGCCTGAGCAAAGGGTCGCCTTCCTCACCCGTACCCACTATAATACCTCTAAATGTTTCACCTAAAAACTTTGAAGGCTGCTTTATAGATTTTGAGCTTTTATCGTCGTACTTTGAAGAATATTTTCCGCTGTGCGATGCCATAAATCAGGTTTCCACCTCTAAATAGTATGCTTTAAACTTTCCATCTTCACCCAGGTAATTAGCCCGGTGATCATCTATAAACCTAGAATCTATCTGCCGTGTTTCCTCAAGATACTCCAAACCACTTTTCACGTACTCAAAACTGGTGCTGCCGCCTTCCTCCCGCAGCCTGTCACGTACTTTAGAAGCACTCAAAGGTCTATCGGCTTTTCGCAGCACCTCCTGAATACGCTTAACCGTGCTGATACTTACCATAACAGGTAAATTGTTACCAAGGATTTTATAACCATACATCTGCTTCACTCCAGCTTTAACCGGCCTGCCTGCCGGCAAATTTCAAGGATAAAAGCGATTTTATGCTTACAAAGCTTTCCATTCCGGCCACCTGTCACTCCGTGCTTACAACCACACTCATAAATACCTATACTCGTGTCCTCGCCCTTACAGCCAAAAGTATTGTCATTACCCGCCGTCATATGATACGTAGAGCCATTACTGTGAACCCGGCCCCTATAACCATTTTCACTGTCCACAAAATCAAGCTCCACACCATCCTGAGCCACCAGTTCCATAGCGCCAATGTAAACACCAGGATCAAAACCCATCAAAAAGATCCACCTCACCCGTTGGAACCCTTTTCACATCAAGCACCCACTCCTCCCTGCCGTTGTACACACCCGGCAGGTCAAAACGGTAAAACTTCTTACCATCACTAAGCTCAGTTTCCATTCCAACATCTTCCTCACATACAGGCAGCTCCCTCCTTACCAATTCAAGCAATTTTTCCACACTATAAGCCTCTATAAACTCCCGGTCGTAAACCTTCATTTCACCGGTACTTACACTCCTGGTTTTCCACAGCCGCCCCCTAAACAAAACCATCGTTCCTATCACCGCTATACCACTGCTCCATACGCTTTTTACTTTCCAAAATATCCCGGGCCTCCATCAAACCTTTTTTCTTACCCTCTAAATACGCCAGTGCGTAACCTGCTCCAATAGCCACAGGTATAAAGTAAAACTCGTAAGTCCAAAGTATTGCCGTCTGCACCAGCCAAAGAAAAAACAGGGCTAAAAGCCCAGGACTGGTTTCAACAACCCGCTTAACACTCATTAACCTTCATCACCTCCACTTTTTAACTGCTTCAAAGCAGCTATCAAATCCCTTACTTCCTCCTTTTCAACAACCGCAGGCTCACTATCCTCACCAATATCAAAAGTGTTCAGGATTTCGATTTTACCATCACTGTTTTCACGGACTTCCAAACCGCCAATATGCGGCATAGACTCATTATTACTATCCACTACGTTGGCGGGCTGCGGAGCGCCGTAAGGCTCCGCAACAACAACCTTTCTCTCACTTAACTCTTGTTTCATCTTATTTTCTCCACCTCACAGGAAAATTAGATTTTATTTTTTGGATTTTAAGGTTCCAGGTCGTTTGCTCCTACGTCTTTGTTGCTGGTGATGGATTCCCTGGCAATGCCCATCACGTTTACCTAACTCGTAACCCGCCGCCATACCCTGGTGGTAACGGCAACGCGAGGCTTTTTCACCAGTCTCCTTTACTTCTTGGCAATCACTACAACCGTTAATCTCACTTACCATCTTGTTTTTCTGCACGCTTTCAGGGCCGTCACCGTTTTCGCCGCTGTTAATTACTTTGTCAGCTAAACGCAGCTTTTCAACAGCCATTTCCAAATGCCTGTCACAACCCCGTAACACCAGGTTACTATCCTCTACACGGTAACAGGTACGGTTAATCTCACCGCTCTGCGCATCTTCACATTTTTTACAGCTCACAAATTATTCATCTCCGTACTTTTCATCAAAGTACTCCTCTATTTCCTCAGTGTTTCGCTTCGGCTTAATATTGCCATTTTCGACACCTGCCTCCACCATCTCTTGCAAAGTGTCGAAAAACTCAAGCAAGTCTTCCTCTTTGGCCGTAATCATCTGCATTTGTTGCTGATAACTCGCCATCAACAACTGGGCCATAAACGGTTCAAGGTCGTGGCTGCGCACAATTTCACTCATATCCTCCAAATACCTTTGAGTGGCCTTGTCCAGCTTCCTTGTAACCTCCTCAGTTATAGCCTCCTCTAACTGTTCCGCTGCATCTTCAGGGTTTACATCCATTATTCTTTGTCACCTCCTCCATCCTTGGTATCCGCACCGAACAAAACTTCCTCACCGCCATCATCTTCCCCAGGGCTTACATACTCGCCAGAATCCTCTGCTTCCTCAGCGTCCGGCCGGTAAATCCTGTCACTGGTGTTACCGCTGTACTCCAAACCACAATCAGGGCACAGATCAGGAGGATGCACGGTTTCAAAACGTGTGTCGCACTCCTCGCAGTACCACGTCGTCCTACCATCACCCTCCTCGTTATTGCCGGGTGTTTCCTTAGAATGTGAGCTGCCGCTACCGGTTTCAACGGTTTCCTCCACCTGCTCCACCAAATGTTCCTCGCCCTCCTTGATCCTACCAGGCATAGTTTTACCACGCTCCATCCACGTCTTACCGGTTTCTAAACTGGCCGGTGAAACAGGTTTCTTAGCTACTTGTTCAGCACGGTAGTCCACGTACTTCTGCACGTGGCTTTGAAGATTTTGAGCTTTTTCTACAACTTTAGGCTGCGGCGTATCCTCAGGTACAGAAAAAGGTATCTCTACCTCCACCTTAGCTGATTCAAATTCACCTGTACTTACTGTACGGCCCGCTTTTACCTTACCATTAATCAACTCTGTCATTGGTCTATGCTTTCCACCTCGTTATCAGGGAAATTAGTGGTAACAGTATATAAAGAATAACTGCACCAAACTACCTGTAAAAAATTATAAGAAAAGGGTTTTTACAGGAAGGCCTGCTCCTCGTTTTCAGCCTCCTCTAAAGCACCGGTATTGCTTTCAACCTCCTCCACCAAAGCATCCAAAACATTACGTATAGTGGACTGAGCCAGGTTCTGCGTCACACGGCTTTCAATACCCTTCACCAATTGGTCATACATCACATCATCATTCTTCAAAGTCGTAATACCGTCCGTAAGGTTACGGTACGCCAGGTACTTCTGCACCATCTTGCTCTGCAAAATCTCCTCTAACTCGTCCTCGCTGAAATCCTCAACATTTTCAGGCATATTTACCCGTCCTCCTCGCCACTGTCATCCTCGCCTTTCATTTCATCAAGCACTTCCTCAAGATCCTTCTGAACCTCCAAAGGCTGCAAACGGAAAACATCATCTTCCTGGCACAAATCCTTAACCGTCTTAATCTTCAAAGTGTCCACAATACTGTCGCCGTTCACCGGCTCAAACTTATACTTAAACACTTCCTCGGTTACAAGGTCGTCACCGCTGTACTTTGCCACTTTTTTCTTGCTTTTACACCTTAACTGTATTTCAATAGGTACATCGTCGTTGTTAGCCATAAAGTTGTTACCCTGAAAAATAGTTACAACAGTAAAACTAAAGAGAGTGCCTGTTGTTAAACCCGCCTGGTTACAAACCAAACTCTGAATAGAGATACTCCGGCAGGTTAGTAATCCTCCAATAACCATTATTTACCCTTTCCAAAATACCTTTCTCCTCCAAACCCTCCATACCGCTTTTAGCACTCTGCTTACTGTTGTAATGCTTAAGCGCCATATCCAAATTGACGTAAGCCCTTTGCTGTGTAACCACTGCTTCACGTAAAACCTCCTCCTGCGCAGTACCAAGATTCACCAAGCCACATCACCTAGGCCGTGTGCCATACCATAAAAAACATCCCGTTCCTTAACATCGCTTTCACGCCGCTTTTCAGCCATATTCCTTAACGTATCCTCGTCCGGTACCTCACCTACATCCTCATCACTTCGGTACTTTTCACGCAACTCCCTCTTGTACTTGTCTAGGTCGGGCATAACACAGTAAATCAACTCGGCTGAAATAGCCACCCGTGTAACATCTGCCTGGCTGCCTGAGTGCCTACGGTTGTAACTTATACAGCAATTTTTGTGGTAAAAACTGTTGTCACCACGGTATAAAACCACATAATCACCTTCCCTGAGTTTCTGGCCGCAATCACTGCACTCCAGTTTTTCATCCACCTTAATGGTTTTAGCAGGGTCGCCGTTACCTATGAAATCCTCCCGATCCTCAATATAAACCTTCACCAGTAATAAACCTCCTTTTTTGGTTTTTACAGGTCACCTATCAAGCCATCAACAGTGATCTTATCCATATCCTTATCATCCATCAAAGATTCTTTAATCGCCTGGAGCTCGCCTTGCTTAACACGCTTTTCCTCAACCTTGGTTCGTTTGGATTCCCGCCTATCCTTAATTACCTCCTCATCCTTAGCTATACCCTTTTCCAGGCTTTGAATCTCCTGCACCAATTCCTTTGCCTGCTCTATACGCACAGGTGCCTCCTTTTCCTTTTCCTTTTTAGCCAGTTCACGCCGGGTAAGGTCGCGCTCCACTAAATCACGTAAGTATTCGGAATTGCCTATTGGCAGATTATTTACACGATTTTTCATCCACTTTGGGCTACGGAAGCTGAAATATGCGTCGTTTGGGTCTTCATTTGTGTCGTTCAACGTCAATCACCTATACAGGTATATTTAAAAGCTCGCAACCCAAACCACTGTAAGGCCAGTCGTAAGGCCTCTATGTGCAAGGTCGCGAGACATTAAGTGAACTAACTGCGAGCTTTCCACCTCACAGGACGGTTCACTTACGCAGGGGGCTGAATCCTACTATTAAATAGCCTCCTGCATTCTTGTTTTTGCCGTAACTCTTGATTACTTTTCTAGAGCTTATAAACCCTCGGCGTGTTACACAGATTCTTGGTAAACTAAAACCCTTTATAAATCCCTTTATAAAACACGAATTTCGGGCCTGCATTAAGCCCTAACTAAACAGATTACTGGGCCGATGTAACACGTAACACAAATGTACTACGTGTTACACTATACAATACATACCTCTTTTTACCAACTTACTCACGCACCAGGGGCCGGCGCTTTTTCCTCAACTATCTCACTTATTTCTTCAAGCGAGCTTTCCACCTTCCGAATATCCTCACAGTCCTGATTTTCCTTAAAAATTTCTAGATAGCCTTGAGCTACGTTCAAACTATTACGTATATAGTGCGCAGTATCGGAATCCATAGCAACTAACAGAACTATCTCCAATACTTAACAAAAACTATTACAACTTGTTACGTTAGAAAATGTGTGGCAGTGGTAGAGGGCCAGCACCAGGCTACTTTTTTATTTCACCCGGGCCAGTCACGCCCACCTACCGCTTTTTTTAGGTAAGGATGTTTTAGCACCCTCCGAGAGATGTCCTTTTTTTTGGTGTGGCAATGCTGCTACGTGTCAAGTTTGGTGGAAACGGTTCTGGACTTCAGAAAAAAGGGAACTCCGTTGTGGCATCGGAAATCCCCTTCTTACAAAATTAAGTTTTAACAAGTTTAAACTTTAAATTACCGCCGGCCTTTTATTCTACTACGCTGTAACCTATCACCGTCCAATCACTAAAATGGTTTTCAGCACGTTCTAACTGCTCACGTGCATAGCTTTGGTGGCCGGGATTGGTTTTCACTTCTTTGTACAGCATTACCTTACTGTCGTAGTTCACCAGGAGTATGTCGAACTCTCCTTTCATCTCCCCTTTGTGGTTGGGCTGGTAGACTGGGTGTGTTTGGTATTCAAAGTAAGGTTTTTCACGGAATATGTCGTCCCAGAAGCATTCCTCAGTGTTTTCCAGCATATTTTTACCTTCAAGGAAGTGTTTGGTTACGGCCTCGTCGTGGTTCATAAACAGCTTACCAATATGTGTGTAAAATGTTTCTAACTGAAAAAAGAAAAGGAAAAACAAAGTCTTTTTTGAAGGCGCCGAAAAAACCTTTTGTTTTACCATACACCTATGAAGTACTCTAAACGACAATCAGCCTTTTTCACCTTCAAATGACAACGATCACTGAGTGTGTAACTATCTACTGCCATAATTTTAGTTTCACGCCCCGCTAATATATTCTTTATGAACTTGAAAAGTATGTACGGATCAAGCTCATCACTGGAGCTACCAACAGCGAGCATAGCACCTCCAAGTCCGGCAGCCAAACCACTTATAGCTGAGAAAAACAAAGCACCCTGTATATTAGTAGGAATACTTATCTGAAGATACTCGTGCGGAATATAGGTTGCTACGAAAAAGCTGGCGCCGAAAACGATGGCTGAGTGAAAAAGGAAATGCCCTATAAAGTACTTAGCCAGTTCAAAAAACGCTTCCTTCTCCATAAAACACAACTAAACTTTTGGCCGTCTATAAAACCTGCGGCCTAAAATTCCAGCCCTTAGCTTGAAAGCTCGAAATCATTAACCAAGTTAGCATTCAAACGACAGCGATCTGTCGGAACCAGCTTAATCGTGACAAACTTTCCGCTAGGATCACTGGGCAACGCACCTGTCAAATCAATAGGGCTGCTGATCTCCTCATCCACACTAACACCCTGAACAGTGGTAACCGTGCTACCATCCACCACAACATCAACATCCACAGGATCCTCACTAGCAGGCTCAAACAAACCATACTCCTGAGGATGATCGTGGCTCTCCAGCGAACGCAGGCTGTAACGCAGGAATGAAAGACGTATGGCATTAGCCTCAGTTTCAATACTGCTTTGTTTTACAATAATTTTTACACTGTCATTTTCAGTTACTTCCGACTCATTAACAGTGAAGTTAAGATCACGGTAACTATTATCGCTTACACTCCAGTTATTATAAGTCCTCAACGTATTGTTAGTGGTTTCATTTTTGAACTCCAGGTCGTAAGTCTTACTGCTACCGCTGTTATTGTAGAGTGTGGCACGGATTTCAGCGCCTTCAAAAGTGTTAGTGACAAAAGGTATGTATCCCTGAATGCTGTAACTAGGCCCGATACTCTTATCCGAATCAATAACCGTCTGCATCGTGCTCGTAGGAGAATCTGTTTCAGTTGCAGAAACACCTCGGACATAACCACGGAAACTAGGCCGTGTAAAAACCAGGTCCATTTTATCCACACTGGTCGTGTTGTTCGGTACGAAAACCTTTGTCAGGACAGGGTTGCTATTGTCACAGTTATCACCAAAAGCTATCTGCGGCTTCTGAGTATTAGCCACAGCATCAAAAGTATCATTCAGGTCCGCAGACAATAAGTCTTCACCGTCACCCCAAGGAGTTGTAAGACGTTCACCCATATACTATATTCACCTTTTCTTTTGTTTTAAGCATTTGCCAGTGTCAGCTCGAAACGGATACGCCATTCCACCGTCGAATCCTTAGTCGTTGAGGCGAATGTTACGTGGTTAAACAGGGTTTTATCAGTCCATTTCGTACCGAACTCTGCAAAGTCAAAAGGCTGCCCTGAAGGTTCAACACTGGTTAAAAGGCCTTCCCACCGAGCTGTCTGATAATCCACCTTGGTACTTGAGTCGAAAAGTTCTTCGTGTACCTGGTTACCTAGGGCGGTGTCACCAGCATTGGGGCCGGCGCCGTCAGTACCTAGTGCAAAGTAATCTATAACATCGTCGTGATCTTCAAGCACGAAGTCAATTACTTTTTCTAACCCTACATCCACCACAATGTTATGCTCATCCACAACTGTCTCCCAATCCTCAGGGTCAGCGGATTGGCGTGGCCGTTCCTCGATGGTCAAGTGGCCTTTAGCACTTATGTTTTCCCTCTTTAGCTCGAACCTTTTGCGTAGTGCATACTTACCCAGGCACTTAGGCAAGGGTAACTGCATTATTTTCTGGTAAAGTCTTTTAAACATCTATCTTATCACTCCAGTTATCTCTTCGGTCACCTAACGGGTTTCCTTTGTTACTTCCTAGTTCTGAATTATTTTTGTTGTCAAGTATAAAGCTGTCGTTTATACCTCTTTCATCAATATCCAACCTGTCAGTTAAACCAATGGTTTCACTGTAAATCTCCAGGCGTCTGATCAATTCCAGGCTGCCACTGATACTCCCCAAAGTGTTGTTCACCTTTCTCTCTATACGCTTAATCACATCCTCCAAACGGCGCGGCTCCTCATCCAGGCTTAATTTCATTACGTAACCGGTTTTACCCCAGGTATAACTAACCGTCAACACGTCCTTGGACTCGTTGTTTATACCTATGCTTGGTACGTTCACTGTTATGCTTTGGCCTGGCTCAAGGTTTTCCACCGCTATAATCTCTGCGGTTTCCTCGTCAGGCGGCTCATTGTAAGTTTCTACAAGCCGGTCAGCAATGCTTTTAGCCTCAGTATTCCTGTTAATAGTTTGATCAGTAACGGTTTCCGTATGCCTGCCGTACTCCTGAATACTGTTTAGGTCACGTGTAATGGCCTGGATCGGTATGTACCTTGTGTAAAT